TCACCAGTATGAGGTTTTGCTTTATGTCAGGGATAACCCTGACACTTCCTATAAAAAAGGAGCCAAGGAATTGGGTATCCCTATTGGCACATTCAAAACACGTTTGCACCGTGCTCGTCAGAAAATTAAGAACTGGCGTGAGGCACAGCTCCATAGTCCAGCTGGTCAAGACAACGGACTTTGACTCCGTAGACATCTGTTCGAATCAGATTGGAGCTGCCAAAATGAGAATCAATAAAGAGGGGAAAAGTGCACAAGAACTGGGTCGCGTCCGTGCCTTAAGGCATTATTATCGTAAAAGGACAGAACTACGAAATATATTAGGCGGTAAATGCGTCATTTGTGGTTCAGATTCTAATTTAGAATTTCATCATAAAGACCCAAATATAAAAGAATTTGATATTACAAGAAGGTATACTCAACCAACGGCAAAGTTATTAACTGAATTACAAAAATGTGAACTTAGATGTGAAGAATGTCATAAACGAATCCATAGGCTGTTAGGAATAGCCAATGCCTCTAACTAAAGATCAAATATTGGGGGCGCTTCCTAATCTGAGCCAAGCTGACCTAGCAATGGTGCATGCCATGTCAGGCCAGTTATTGGCCCCAACACAAGGCATGAGTGATACTAAACAGGTTTTGTTTGACGCACTGGCAGCCACCATAAGCCACCCTATGCCCTATTCAAACATGCCCACTAACCTTGCCAGTCAGTTTGAAAGGCATTTTCCTGATTTACTGCTTTTTTTTGATAAACATTTCAAAGGCTGGGATAGCAACAAAATTGTTCAAACAGGTTTTTTAAGAATGATATTCAGTTTGATAGCTGATGACCTTAAACGACATGGGGTAACCCCATCCATAGGAATGCTGGTGCACAACCTGCCCCGTATATATGAAATAGTGGACAATGCTTTCCCCAACTATTTGAAAAACAATATGGGGCATATGATCCTGAAAATATTCAGCAAAAGGAATGCGTAGTGCACTTCAAACTTATCATTTATTGTCTGTCATTCGGCATGACGTGCCAAGTGGTGCCGGATCGGCCTATTACTATGCAGCTGAATGCTGCTTCGTCAGCCCATTGTGTTCAGTTAGCTACTCGAGTGGTTAAAATACGAGGCTATAATCCTCGTATGCTAAGCATCAAATGTATCCCGCAATAAATGACTGTCAATTTATCAGCCATACAAGAAAATCTAATTGTCTTACTGACATATTCTGATGAACATTGTCACACAATTAGAAACTTAATTGAGCCAGAATGGTGGGGTGGCCCATTTAGGGAAATTTCACGTCGTGTTTATGATTATTGTGATCGTTACAAGAAAGCCCCCAAGGATCACATTGCTGATCTGATGGCTGACAAGCTTGAAAACAAAAAGAACCCTCGTGAAGCCAGCCTTTACGAGGATATCTTAATGAGTATTCACGGACAATCTGAAAATATTAATGCTCCCTACGTCATGGGGCAGTTAGAAAATTTCATCAAGCGTCAATCCTTGCGCACCATAGCCATTGATCTGGCCAAGGCATTGCAGCGTGACACAGACGATTCACTTGAAGAAGCTGAAAAGCTGATTAATGCATCACGGCATCAAGTGGCGTCTGTGTTTGATCCCGGCCTGCGGCTATCAAATCGAGATCGGGTATTGGATTTCTTAGACCAAGGTAACCACTGTTTTCCCACAGGCATACCAGAGTTGGACAAACGAGGGTTTGGCCCCACCCGTAAAGAACTGTGGTTGTACATTGCAGCTGCAAAGCGTGGTAAGACATGGATGCTTATCCAACTGGCTAAAATGGCCATCTTGCACAGGTTACGTGTCGTGCATATCACGCTTGAGATGTCCGAGGATAGGTCAGCGCAGCGTTACATGCAAGCTTTGTTCGCCATGTCCAAGCGTAATGAGAAACAGCTGGTAACCAAGTTTGAACGCGACCAGCTAGGTCGGTTAGTGGGGTTAGATGAGATCGAGATAAGACCCAAACTGTACATGAATGATCCTAATATCAGAAAAAGACTGGAAAAGAAAATTGACAGATTTGGTCCTCGTCTACTCGATAATGTTATTGTCAAGCAGTTTCCAACTGGCAGCCTCAGCGTTCGTCAATTGGAAGCCTATTTGGATAATCTGGAGTCTAATGAACGTTTTATTCCTGATTTACTTATTATTGATTATCCTGATCTTATGAATGTGGATAAAAACAACTATCGTCTGTCCATAGATGAAATATACAAGGATATCCGTGGTCTGTTGGTATCCCGCAACATGGCGGGTGCCGTGGTCAGTCAAGGCAATAGGCTATCTGAAAAAGCCAAAAATGTGGGTTCTGACCATGTGGCAGAGGCATGGAGCAAGATTGCCCATGCCGATTGCATCATTACGTATAATCAAACCGTAGCTGAACATAAAATGGGTTTGGCACGCCTCCACGTAGCAGGCGGTCGAAATGACGAAGATAAAATTACCTTGATTATCTCACAAAATTACGCAATGGGAACATTCGTTGTTGATTCTATATTCATGAACGGTGCCAACTATTGGTCAAACTTGCCAACTGGAGGCCGTGACGGTGAAGAGGATCAGACTTAAACTATCTACACCTACACCAGAATACTTTAGACTACGCTATTGGTGGCTGCATGAGTTGCGCACTTTACGTGCCAAACGCCGTATAGCTGGTTTGAATACTTCAAGAGAAATTAAAACTGCACAACGTGCATTAGCTAAAATTAGGAAAGAGGAACATGTCTAGAATGCTAAATGAAGTTGACGCTGTTAAACTGAGGGAAGCTGATGAAGATGTACCTGCTCAGAAACTGGCATTGGCTCTTCTGTTAATTGATGCTGATGGTCGTCTTGAACAATTTCAAGGTACACCATGGACTGATCTTCCTCCTATGTTCAGATGGATGGCGCATAAATTATTAGCCAATGACGAATTACGCGTCCGTATCGTCAAAGTTCTAAGGATGAATGACAAATGGCCAATGACGGGCTGAAACCTAAAAAACTGACAGCTCGCGATAAAGCTGAACTTTTGGTTCAAATGACCAAAGAAGCCAAGCAAATCACTCGGAAGCTCCATGCTTCCGCTTGCATTGTAGTTTGCATGTTTGAAGAAGAGGGGAAAATTCTGGTGCAGGATGCAGGCCTGTTTCCGATGCCCCCGACTGATTTCTATGAATTGTTGCAAAACGCTCACAAGAACGGTCAAATGGGAGATACGGCCAAGAAAATTCTCAGACCCAACTGAAGGAGAGTGCCATGATTAAGCTAGTAGCTTTGTTGTTCTTAGTAACGAATGGAGTTCCAGCCAGTGAACCCTATCACACTATCTCAAATAACAAAGAGTTCATGTCCAAGGATGATTGCCTTGAGTACCTCAAAACCGATCAAGGTAAAGCAGCTACCCAATATATGGAAAACTGGGCAGCAAACCAAAATGGCAAGATAGCTGTAAAATTTGACTGTGTGAATGTCAGCAAAGGCGAGAGTTTGTAATTGATCAATAAGAAGGTCGTAAAACAGTTCCTTGAACGTCAACTTGATAACCATGATTGGCTCAAGGGTTGCAAACGATCGATTTTAATAGAAGACTTAACGGCAGACATCAAGTATTTGCCGGGTTTTGAAAATTTATGGACCCACCAACTAGTCTGCCTCCTGCTTGTCATTGAATTGAAGCGATTTATGCTTCACATAGACATGGGCGGCGGCAAGACACTGATAGCCTTGTATTCTATCCTCAGGCGCAAGCTGATGAATGAGCACCCCCTAGCCATTGTCTTTGTGCCATATGTGTCCGCCGTGGATACATGGATTGAAGAGTGTAAGAAGCACACCCCAACTTTGAAATTAGTGCCTCTGATAGGTACCACAACACAAAACCTTCGCGTTCTTGAAGAACGTGAGGGAGATCTTTTTGTCATAGCTTATCAAAGTGCCGTAGCCATGCTCTCAGAAGAGCACCCTAAGAAAAAAGGCTGGACCATTGACCCAAACAACACCCGAAAAGTCTTTGAAGGTTTCAATACCTTTGTGGCGGATGAAATACATAAGTGTTCAAATCTCAACTCTCTTACCTACCGAATGTGTCGTACTATCAGTGCTCAATGCGAATACGGTATGGGGTTGTCAGGTACGCCCTTTGGCAAGGATGTGGGGGACATCTGGGCACAGTTCCACTTGATTGATTTTGGTAAAACACTAGGGGAAACTAAAGGGCTGTTTCAGGAAGCTTTTTTCAAGAAGCAGCTAGGTCACTTTTCAGGCTTCCCCGAATACGTGTTTGAGAAGGCAAAAATGCCACTTCTTAACAAGATCATCAAACATAGTTCCATCCACTATGCGGCCAGTGAAATGCATGATCTGCCTGCCAAACGGTACATCAAGCGTAAGGTACCACTTCCTACCGCCATGGCAGGCTACATCAGCAAGGCTGCTGAAGAGTTCATCATTGCCTTGAAAGCAGGTGGTACCCGACAAGCAGAAGCCAGCTACATGCAACTAAGGCAATTGGCGTCAGGCTTTATGACCGTGGACGGTCAAAATAACACCAAAATCAAAGTGGCATTTGACACCAACCCCAAACTTGACTTGCTTGAGGAGTACATTGATGCAATGGCGTATGCGTCCAAAATGGTGGTTTTTCATCATTTCGTGCACACTAATCACCTTATCAGTGAGCGTCTTAAAACCCGGAAAATCAGACACGCAAGAATCTGGTCAGGTCAAAAAGACGTACTCGGGGAACTTAGACGGTTTAGGGATGATGACAACTGCCGGGTCTTGGTTCTTAACGACCAATCTGGTTCCACCTCCCTCAACCTTCAACACGCGAATTATATGTTCTTTTTTGAAGAACCAGATTCACCGATCAACCGTCAACAAGGCGAAAAGAGGATCTATCGTGCGGGGCAAACCAAACCAGTCTGGATCATAGATCCATTCATGGAGGGTACTGTTGATGAACGTATCTTCTATGCAAACATGCAAGGCAAAAGATTGCTTGATCAACTTCTAAAGGGCGTACAAAAGCTATGAAGAATATGTATGAAATGCAACATACTGTCATACAAGATGCGAACTTATGGCAGCAAATCAGTCAGCAGTTTATTGCTGACAATGAAGGGGATTTCTTCTTTAGCAAATATGAAGTAGCATTGAGTACTCAAACAAACTCAAAACGAAGTGTGATACTCAAGCTTAAATCCTATCTCACTGAAGCAAGAATAACAATGCCTCTTGATAGCCGTACCGTTGTTATCACTGGGCATTGGAAAGCAATGCCAATATTGATTTGGACTTATATTGAAGATTACGGAGATGTTTGTAAATATAAGATAGATATCACAGGTCACCCTGACTATCTTGATGGGTTACTTTATCAAATTGGAAAGGATTTTTCCCGTGATCACTTGCCAGTCATCAAATGGTGGTTCATTGGCAAGCATGGTGAAGATACCCGTGAATTTTATCTACCTCCTACAGGTGACAAAATACTGAAGGAGTACTATCCCGGTTTGGAAGACCCTGAGCAGTATCTTGAAGATTACATGCATTCCAATGAATCTGTACTCTTGATTACAGGACCGCCGGGAACTGGCAAAACCACGCTGCTGCGGCATCTTATTACTAAATATAAGCTGAGCGCCCATATCATTTACGATGAGCGTTTAATGGAGCGTGATAGTCCATTTCAGGCTTTTTTGTTTGGGGAAAATGATGGCGTGCCGACCATGAATGGAGAAGCTGATCATATGGGTGGCGACATTATGATTGTTGAGGATGCTGATACAGTCTTGACCACCCGTGAACGGGATGGGAACAGACTGATGTCTAGGTTCCTCAATATTTCAGATGGCCTTATCAAGATACCAAACAAGAAAATGGTATTCACCACCAATATCTTGGATTTTCAAAATGTGGATGATGCCTTGATGCGCCCCGGCAGGTGCTTTGGTATCCTGCATACACGGTTGCTTAATTATACCGAAGCACAAGCCGCTGCTCAAGCGGGTGGAATGTCACCCCCTGCCAAAAAACCTGACCCTAGCTATAGCTTGGCTGAATTGTTCAATCAGGGTAAAACAAGCGAAGTGAGGAAAGTTGGTTTTGGTGTGAGGCATTAAAATGGATCGTTGTAAAAGAGGGCATCCTTTCATTGCCAGTAATGTGCAATGGATTAAGGTTAAAAAGGGAAAATATCGTGCGTGTAAAATTTGTAAAGCTGCACGAATACGGTTCCGCTATAAAAACGATCCTGAATTTAGAGCTAGGCTAATCAACACAGCATTAAAATTCTACTATAAGAAAAAAGCGGAGAAACAAAATGGAGTGGCAAAGGTTTCTGGATGAAAATAACATTCACTATGTCACTCGCGGGCCTAACACCAAACGAGGTGAAGTCTCTATTCAGTGCCCAATGTGCGCCGATGAGGACCCCTCCGAGCACTTGGGCATTAACCTTCAAAGTGAAAAATGGGGCTGTCACCGAGATAGCAACCACCGTGGGAAATCATCTCGTACCCTTGTCAAAGCCATCCTTGGCTGCTCAAACCCACAAGCTGGATTTATCGTCAAGCAATACAGCCATAGTGACCCTGATACGCTAGAAGCGGCATTGGCTGTTCTTGAAGCTGACAACAGAGGTGTCATTGAGCATGACGAGGATATAGTCAAGCAAACTAGACGTCAGCAAGACGGACCACAATTCAAGGATTTTAATCTCATTAAGTCACGTGGCATCACGCAACGTTTCTTTAAATACTTACAAAACCGTGGTTATGAAAATCCTCAAGATATCATTGATAGGTATGATCTCCGTTGTGCTCTTACAGGCAAATACAAGGATAGGATCATCATGCCTATCAAACACAGTGAAGAGCTAATTGGCTGGACTAGCCGTGCCATAGGGACGCCTAAAAATGCCCCTCGGTATCTTGCCAGTTCTGAGAATGTCAAAGCTTTTATATTCAATTATGATCAATTAAAATATGGGGGCCATCGACTAATTGTTACTGAAGGCCCATTTGATGCCATTAGAATAGATAGTCACAGGCAACTGAGCACTCTATTAGTTAGAGCCACATGCACTTTTGGAACCTCTGTAACAATCAGTCAAATAGCGTTACTTCGAACATTAAAGAAAAACTTTGATGAAACATGGATTTTGTTTGACCGAGGAGCAGATAGACCAGCTGTTGATTTAGCCGAATGGCTTGGTGCCAAGGTAGCCCACTTACCTGATGGCTATGATGATCCGGGTGAATTAGAATCTGAAGATTTAGATTATCTAGCAACTAAAATATTTCAAGGTTGGTGGGGTGATGGTGGATTATCTAATCTTCTCCGAAGATACGGCCATCCCTCCATTAAAGGTATAGCCAAGCAAAAAACACACAAGTTCTAGTGGCATTGACTTCTAGGCTTACTCTTTGACAATTTTACCGCCCCACTTCCCAAGGGGCATTACAAATGAAGAAACGTTCCCAGTTATCATGGCACCCTGTTTGGTCGAAACAAGTTGAATATTGGACCATAAAACAGGTTCATAAAAATCTCTGGCGTTTTGATAGAATGGAGGAATTCAGCGACATCATGCAGGATGCAAGAGTATTATTTTTTACCCTTGAAAAGAAATATCCTATTGTAAATGACATGCGGCATTTTTTTGCCTTGTATAGAACTTCACTGAATAGTATGTTCATTGACAAGGCCAGATTGAAAGAAAAATCCGTCATCGATCAGAATATATGTC